AACGTAATGCCGCTCCAATAGGAGCCTTTACTTTACATCCAGAAACTCCCCATTTGGGAGCTATGGCTTTTGAGCATTCAACACCGCTGTGTTGAATGCCGCATTTGCCTCGTATCCATTCAGGAACCGGGCAAAGATCTCGCCAGACGCTAGCGTCTCGCCGAGTCTTCTCGATACAATATTCGAGAAATGGAGGATCACCTTTGTTAGGGGATCCCCCATGAGAACCCCCCTGTACAGGGTGGTTACTCGTGTGTCACCTTCCACATGGTGACCTATAGTCGCTAACGGCCCAGTGGCCGTAAAGTAGACTTTTCGTGGCTGGAAACATATTCCCATCACGATTCCTTGGAGGATTTGCGGTATACCGCACTTCCTCATCCACCTACGTGCGATTAATCGCGCGAGGCTGTGTACCAGGCGGTCCGTTGCCTCCTGGTAATCGGTGGAGCAGAACCAAAGGTCCTGCCACCGGACGATTCTATCAACGTGATCGTTGAAGACGTCTTCTTCCCTCCTACTCCGATCTTCGGAGAATAGGAGATCATACATCTCTTCAGAGGAAAAGTCCTTGAAGAGATTCCATCCGTGGTGGGATTTACCCATTCCGGATTCAGAGCTCTTGAACCCCTTCTTTAAGGGGTACGAGCATATCTTGGAGACCGTGTCTAACACGATCTTCAATGCCGCGTGTCCTTTTGTAACGACACGCGCTTTACTGGGCTCCCTCACAATGGTGAGGGAGACCTTCCTGAGGTCTTCCACATCTGTGTGTAAGACCTCATCGAGACAGGCGTGAAATACGGCTGTCCCGATACTGCTGAAGTCCTCTTTAGAAGAGAACGACAGAACTTTTCCCGTGTCCATGTCCCTTATGGGAATGGGCATCTCGTCATACTTGGACATAAGGTCCAAGATGGCTTGGGCGGTACCGCCCTCCTTCCTGGTGGCTTCCCAACAGGCGGATCCTGTGACTGTGACACGAGCTTTCGTGTCCAGCCCTGTAAAGATGTGATCGGGTATACCCCCGATCACATCATCTAACGCAGCTGCTACAAGAGCAGACTCCGTTTTCGTAAATTCCGGTGGCGGTTCTGAGACCGACATCAGGAACTTCCTCTTGCTCCGAAGGAC